GACGGCAAGATGATGAAAGATTCTGACATGGCCGACAAGATGGGTCGTGCCGTGAAGCGTAAAACGGCCGACGTTAAAGGCCGTGCAATGAAAAAAGGAGCTTGATATGGCTGGAAGAGGAATGGGTTGCGCCAATCGTGGCGGCGGTGCTGTTGAGAGCGGCCCCAAAAACAAGGTGATGTCCGAGCCTAGTAAGACTACTGGTCCCGTGATGATGTCCAAAGGTGGCTCTGCCAAGAAAAAGCCCAAGGGCATGATGGGCGGTGGCATGATGGCCAAGGGCTACAAAAAAGGCGGAGCAGCCTGCTAAATGGCCACATCGGGCACAACCACGTTCAACCTGTCAATTGACGACCTGGTTGAGGAAGCGTTTGAGCGCTGCGGCATGCGCGCGACCAGTGGGTACCAACTCACCTCGGCCCGCCGCTCGCTCAATTTGCTGTTTCTCGACTGGGCTAATCGCGGGCTGAACTTGTGGACGATCGAGCAGGCGTCTATCCCGTTGACCGCTGGTGTCTACGAGATCGCGCTGGATGAGTCGGTTGTCAACGTGCTTGAGGCGGTTATTCGCCAAAACAACCAAGGCATCAACACGGATGTGTACATTGAGCGCATCAGTCGGGAAGACTGGCTCAACGTCCCCGACAAGACCACGCAGGCCCGCCCAGCGCAGTTCTACGTCGAGCGCACCACCATCCCCAAGGTGTACTTTTACCCTGCCCCGGCTGCCGGGTACACGTTCGTGTACTACCGCATCCGCCGCATTCAAGACGCCGGTGGCTACACCAACACGGCCGACGTGAACTTCAGGTTCTTGCCGTGCCTGGCTTCTGGCCTGGCCTACTACCTGTCGCTTAAGTTTGCGGCTGACCGGACTGCGGCCTTGAAGGCGATTTACGAAGAAGATTTCCAGCGCGCCGCATTGGAAGACCGAGACACCGCCAGCGTGCAGGTTGTGCCGGACATGGGGGTATGACATGGCCTTCGCAACCGGCATCTATTCTTACGGATTGTGCGACTACTGTGGCCAGCGCTACAAGTACAACATACTGCGTAAGAACTGGCGCGGGTTCATGGTCTGCCCTGACGATTACGAGCCCAAGGAGCCTCAGTTGGAGCCCTTGCGCTACCGAGGTGATGCCATTGCATTGCGCGATCCGCGCCCCGATCGCATCGAGCCTGTGTCAGTCTTTGTTGGCGCACCGGGCTTCACGGCGTTTCAGAGTTACGGCAGCGTCCTGGGCACGGCTAACATGCGTCCTTATGTGCAAGATCAAGCGCTTATCGCGCAGGGTGTTGTCGGAAAAGTGACTGTGAGCATCACATGAACTACAACGAACTTGTCACCAACATCCGAAACTACACCGAGGTGGGCAGCAATGTCTTTACCGAGTCGGTGATCAACACGTTTATCACGATGGCGGAGAACCAGATTCTTCGCGAGATAGACCTCGATGTTTTTAAGCTAGAGGTCACGGGCAACATGACTCAGGGTAACAAGTTCTTGAGTGCCCCTTCGGACCTGCTTACACATCGCTACATGATTTTGACACCAGCTAGCGGGGAGCAAATTTTCTTGGATTTTAGGGACACCTCTTTTATGAAAGAGTACTGGGCCAACGGAACTACCCAAGGCATTCCTAAATACTATTCGGTGTGGGACCAGAACACGTTCTACATTGCCCCCACGCCTAATCAAAACTACAGCGTAGAGCTGGGCTACATCTACCGTCCAGCGCAGCTGTCGTCGGCTAACCCAACGACTTGGATCAGTATCAATGCGCCAGAGGCGCTCTTGTATGCGTGCTTGATCCAGGCCTATAGTTACACTAAGGGGCCAGCGGACATGATGCAGTATTTCCGCGCTGCATATAAAGAGGCTATTCAAGGCTTGGGCACTGAGCAGCAGGGTCGTCGCCGTCGTGACGAATATCGAGATGGTATGCTTCGTATTCCACTTAAATCGGAGTCACCCGGACCATGATTACTTCTCCCGCTCAATCTTTTGTAGGAAGCGTTTTTGTCGAAACAACGCAGTCACGAGGCTGGACTCCAGAAGAGTTAGCGGTTCGCGCTGCCGACAAAATCATTTACGTCGGCGACCAGTCGCACCCAGCGGTGCAGGCGCAGGCTAGAGCATTCAAAGAGAACGTCAAGCAGGTAGTGGCGTTCTATTTGAAAGAGGCAGTTGAGCAGGACAGAGCGACAATTGCAGCTAGGCTTACCCAAGCCGGTCACCCCAACTTGGTCCATTTACTAGGAGATTAAAATGGCATTCTCAGGCAACTTCATGTGCACAAGCTTTAAGACAGAGCTGATGCAGGCTGTACACAATTTCACAGCCAGCACCGGTGACACGTTCAAGCTGGCACTGTACGACAACAGCGCTTCTTTCACGGCTGCAACAACAGCCTACACTGCTACCAACGAGGTGGCTAACTCTGGTTCTTACGCAGCGGGCGGCGGCACATTGACAAACGTCACGCCTACGTCTAGCGGCACAACTGCGTTTACGGACTTTGCTGACTTGTCCTTCACCAGCGCGACTATCACTGCATATGGTGCCTTGATCTACAACGACACGGCTGCGGGCAATCCAAGTGTTGTCGTGTTGGATTTCGGGGGTGCGAAGACGTCTACTGCAGGCACCTTTACCATTATCTTCCCCGCTGCTGACGCTACAAATGCGATTATCCGAATTGCATAAAAGCTGTAGATGGCCAATGCAGCTGTTGCCTTTGACGGATGGAACGCGTCTGGCGTAGGCTGGGGAGAACAGCCTTGGGGGGAAGGCGCGCTTGACATTGCCGCAACTGGAGCGGTAGGAACAGTCACGCCGCCGCAAGACGTATCTGTCAATCTTGTTGGCGTAGTTGCAACTGCTTTTGTTGGACAGGTCGAGACATCGGCCGACGCTCTGGTTTCCGTTTCAGGCGTAGCTGCAACTGCTTTTGTCGGGCAGGTAACGGTAGATACTGCGGCGTCTGTCGCTGTTTCAGTTACCGGCGTAGAGGCCAGCGGATTTGTTGGTCAGGTAGCGGTTGAGGGTGCAGCGGCAGTCGCCGTTACTGGGGCAGAGGCCAATGCTGCCGTTGGTCAGGTCACGGTAGATACTGCGGCGTCTGTCGCTGTTTCAGTTACCGGCGTAGAGGCTAGCGGATTTGTTGGTCAGGTAGCGGTTGAGGGTGCAGCGGCAGTCGCCGTTACCGGCGTAGAGGCCAGCGGATTTGTTGGTCAGGTATCGGTAGAGGGCGCGTCGGCAGTCGTCGTTACTGGGGTAGAGGCTAGCGGATTTGTTGGTCAGGTAGCGGTTGAGCTGGTGACCTCCGTTCCCATTACTGGGGTAGAGGCTAGCGGATTTGTTGGTCAGGTAGCGGTTGAGGTCGCGTCTGCCGTCGCTGTTACCGGTGTAGCGGCCAGTGCCCTTGTCGGCCAAGTAACGGTGGACACCGCAGGCTCTGTTGACGTTTTTGTTACCGGGGTGCAGGCCAACGCATTTGTTGGCCAAGTGACGGTTGAGGGTGCGGCAGTCGCCGACGTTACTGGTGTAGAGGCGGCAGCAGCCGTTGGCCAGGTAACGGTTGACTTGGCAACAGACGTCGCTGTTACTGGTGTTGAGGCAGCAGCAGCTGTCGGCCAGGCGGCCGTACAAGCAGCAGCAGCCGTGGCCGTTACAGGAGCGTCGGCAGCAGCTCTCGTTGGTTCAGTAGCAGTGGCAGGAAGCGCAAGCACCGCCGTCACTGGAGTTGAGGCAGCCGCCGCCATTGGCCAAGTAACGGTAGATGCTGCTGCTGTAGTAACCGTCACGGGCGTACAGGCTACAGGCGCTGTTGGCCAAGTAGTAACACAAGGCACCGCATCTGTGGCCCTCACGGGCGTGCAGGCTACAGGCGCCGTAGGACAAATTGTTTTTGTAAGTGTGGCAGTTCAAGTGATTGGGGTACAGGCAACGGGGCTGGTTTCAAGTGCACTTGTTTGGGGAGCTATCGACGACAACAACACTGTTACATGGGTCCCTGTAAACGACAACAACACTGTTACATGGGGCCCTGTAAACGACACTAACGCCGTTGTATGGGCTACAATTCCCACATAAGGACGCATTATGGCAAGCACCTTCTCAGACCTGAAGTTTGAGCTCATTGGCACTGGAGACCAGGCAGGCAATTGGGGGCAAACTACCAATGACAACATTGGCACGGCCATTGAACAGGCCATCACAGGCCTTGGCAATCCTGTCTTCACGACAGATGCAGACCTGACGATCGGGCTTACTGACACTGTTGCGCTTCAGACAGCGCGGGCCTTGGTCCTTAACGTTACATCCACAGGCAGTTTAACCGCGACACGTGAGCTGATTGTCCCGACAATTGAGAAACAGTACATTGTTCAGAACAACACAACAGGCGCTCAAAGCATTACGGTAAAGACGGCTGCAGGAACGGGCATCACGGTCCCTAACGGCAGCAAGGTGCATCTGTACGTGGACGGGGTAAACGTCGTGCAAGCGGTGTCGTACTTTAATGCTCCAACAATCACCAACCTTGTTTTTGACGGCGACTACACCGAAGAGGTGTTTACCATTACCGATGGTGCATCGGTTGATCTTGATCCGTCCAACGGCACCGTGCAAGTGTGGACATTGGGGGCTAATCGCAGCCCTACAGCCACGGGCTTTGCTTCGGGTCAGTCCATGACCTTGCTAATTGACGACGGCGCAGCTTACGCAATCACCTGGCCAAGTGTGTCATGGAAGACTAATGCCGGGAAGACTAATGCCGGGGTAGCGCCCACGCTAAACACAGCAAGTGTGACTGTTATTCAGCTGTGGAAAGTCAGCACCGTCCTGTACGGCGCTCGAGTGGGGGACGCCTAATGCTCGCCACAAAGGTCAGGGCGGCCACTGCGGGAGGCTCAGGCCCCGGGCCCTCTCCTGTCCCAAAAGTGTTGGCAGTAGGTAGCAACAGCTCCCCTTTCATAGTCGCCTACTCTTGGGGCCCAAGTGGGTTTCTTGGGACGTACTCAACTCCTGCAACGTTGCCAACAGGCACTGTCCGTGGTATAGCCTTCAGCCCTGCTGGAACAGACATTGCGATTGCCCACTCCACGACCCCTTTCATAACCGCTTATCCATGGTCAGGCTCTGGTTTTGGAACGAAGTATGCCAATCCTGCAACGCTTCCCGCAAGTACTGGCAACGGGGTAGCGTTCAGCCCTGATAGCTCAATCATTGCAGTGGCCCACGGCGGACCGCCGTTCATAACCGCCTATCCGTGGTCGGGGTCAGGTTATGGAACGCAGTATGCCGATCCTGCAACGCTTCCCGCAAGTACTGGCAACGATGTGGCGTTCAGCCCTGCGGGAGACGCTATTGCGGTG